AACCATAATCACAAGACCTAAACTTAACCCAATTTCTTGGAATGTCAAAAGGTTCAATAACGTGAGTATTCCTATCAAACTCAGTGAAAGCAGCACCTTCTTTAATATCCCAATCACCTTCAAGCAATTGCTTTTGTTGGTGTTCAGGTAAGGAAAGAAGCATCGCTTCATAGTCTCCTTGACTTGACAGATACGGATTGTCAGATAACCTAGCAGGTATAAATCTTCTTTTAAATAAAGATTCACCTGCTTTACTGTGTCCGTCAGGATACTTAAGAACTTTTCCTGTTTCAATGTTTGTGGCATCAAATGCTCTTCCATAAGGTGCAGGGTCAATAAACATTTTTTTAACCCACTGATGACCCGGACCACCCGGGTTTGTTGTTGCCCTCATGTACACAGGTAAATCGTGTGCAGTAGAACGTAATCTTGACCTCATGTAATTCCAAGCAAATGGGGTTGCCCATTGTGTTAATTCGTCAAAGCCTATCCAACTGAAAGCTAAACCTTGATATCTTAGTACATCATCATCTCGGTCTAGGTAGGACATCCACAGCCTTGCACCTGAAGGAGCTACCCATTGCATCTTTCTTTCTGACCACTTTATCCCTTTCCATATAAGGGGATACAATTCTCTTGACTTCCAAACAAGTTCTCTTAGTTCTTCTGTCGTGTGTCGTAATAACAATCCACTAAACTGTGGATGACCCATGTATCTTAGTGGGTCTGCTAACATAGCATATGACTTACCACCACCTGCTGAACCACCATATAAGACTTCTCTTTCAGGTGAAGCAAGGAACTCTGTTTGAGGTCCTTCGTTTGGTTTAAAAACTATATTCTGTTCTTCTTCAGGTATAGCTTCTACATCATCTACTACTTTAGGCTCTTGCTCCAACTCTACCTTCTTCGATGGCTTTCGCTTTCTCGATTGCTTTCTGGGCATATTCGGACCATCGTTTAAGAGTTCTAGCTTTGTTCTTACGTTGTCGCTCATGTAATAATCTTTTCCTTAAACCTATGTGAGATATCTGTCTGCCTGTTTTTGTTGTTAGCCAATTTGCAACTTGTCTAAGTGAATATTGTTTTATATATTTTCTAGCTAACTCTAATGCTTCTAACTCGTAGGGTATAGGGTCAAGTAATTCTTTATCGTCTTCGTTAACTTTATATCCAAAAGGAACAGTCCTAGCTATACGTGGTATCTGTATCCATTCTTTTTGGTCTTCATCTTTTAAATCTGTTGGTTGTGGTAACTTCCACTTTCCTAAACTTCTATCCATTTTCTTTCTTTGGTGGTAATATCATCACACCACCTGATGCTTCTACCTGTACTTTTTCTGTTTTGACTAATCCAACTCTATCTAATAATTCTTTAGATGCAGATAGCCTATCTCTTATACCTAACTGTGTTGGGTCATCTACACCACTTACCATAGCTACAGCAGCTTTAGGTGCATTACGACTCATATACATTTGAGTTGCATCCATGATTTCATCTTTCATAGAAGCTACAACACTAGAAGTAGATGTATGTTCTGAGTATCCTGCTAGTAGTTTTGCTTGTACAACATCACCACCTGCTTCATCAAACAGCACATTTAAAAACTTCTGTTGTCTTTCTGTTAGTTCTCTACTCAATGTGGTATTCCTTGTGTGATAACTCTGTCTATCAAACGCTGTGCTCTGTTAGTTGTTTGTTTGTACCAACGTGAGTCTTCCATCTGATTTGCCATTTCTTGATAGTCCTCTGCTTCTACTGCAGCTATCATCTTCTTAAAGTTGGATAAACGAGGTTTACCAAGTTGGAATGACATATTAATTAATACGTGTTGTATTTCGTCAGGCAGTTTATCAAAAGAATTAAATATAGTTTGACAGTCTTGTATAGCGACTTGTACATCATTTAAAAACCAATCTTGTACTTGTTGTTCAGGTACAGGATATCCTATAGGTTTACCATAGTAATCTATATCCCATTCTGTAATTAAATGCCCTATTCCTCCGGTCAAATGATTTTCTGAGCAATAGTACAGTTCATACTTTACACCCTCGTCTGCCTCAATTTCTTCTCTTAATGTATTTATATTCATCGCCTAAGTCCTAGTTCTAGTTGTTTCTTACGTATTTCTTTTACGTGTAAATGCCAAAAATAATTCCCTATCTTACAGGTTATAGCAGAAATCTTTAAAAATGTCAAGGCTTTCCAACTCATTATTACTCCTATTGATAGTAAGGTGCAACAGTAGAGTTAGGGTCTTCAATGCCTTCTACTGCTAATACTTCAGGTACATAATACTTTAACATATTCTCTATACCCATCTTTAATGTTTGTGTAGACATTGAACATCCACTACAAGCACCACTTAAAAATATTGTAGCTACTCCATCTTTAAATGATTGTAACTTAACATGACCACCATGCATCTGAACACTAGGCAATATATAATCTTCTATTATTTTATTTATTGCAGATACTGTATCTTGCATTATTTTTTCTTTAGCATCTTAGCTGCTTGACCAACACCCTTAATACCAAAAGATGCAGATATAGCTATGTACAATAAATACTGATACCAATCAGGTAAGGTTGCTAGTATTTCAAAACCATCTTTTACATACTCTCTCATTCCGGGAATGAAGACTAGTATAGCAGGAGCTAGTAGAACTACTAAAGCGAACTCGTCTTTCCAACTATCCACAGTAGCATCTGCCATCTTGCCTTCCCACTCCACCTGACCTGTTGCGACTTTCTCTGCAACAGTAGCACGAGCTTTTGCCTCTGCAACTTTAGCTTGTCCATCTGCCTTTGTTTTTTCTATTTTGTTTTGAAACCACGTTCCTGCGAGATTTGCTATTGGTCCTATTAGTGCTTGTATCATTTGCTATCTTCTCTTTTATTCTTTCTTGTTTTAACTTTTCTTTTACTTTAGCTGTATCTACGAAATCTTGATGTTTTCTTTGCAGTCTTGCTGGGTTGTTTAGAAAATTGTTTACCTCTCTTAGTCGCTTTGCGTTTAGCAGCCGAAGAGGCGGCGTATTCAGAGGGCGATAAAGCCTTAATCGCTTTCTCAGGTAAGTAACGCTCACCAGTTGCTTTACTCCCCTGTGTACTAGGTTTACCAGACTTTGTTCGCCATTTTTGTTTTGTCCACGCAACTAGTGACCTCTGAGATTTTTTAAGTGCCATTCGTATGCTTCCTTAATTTCTTCAATAGTTCTTTTGCATCCTATACATATATTATCTTTTAATGTGCATACACCTATGCAAGGTGTTAGAATTTTCCTGTCCATTTACCTGCGAACCATGCTAATACACCTGCAAAGAATAATAATATAATAAATCCTATTCCATATCCTGCATATTCTATAAGTTCTTGTTTACGTTTCTCTGCCATCTTTTCTTGATAGCGTCTTGACTTACGAGCTTCTGCTTGGAATGATTGCCAATCTTGCCACAATCCGGGTCTGCCTAGATAAATCATTATCTTTTTAAGTTCTTCTTCTTTCTCTCTTATCTGTTCGAGAGCCATAAACTCTTCTAGGTCTGCACCACCTGCACCTTTAGCCTTTTTCTTTTTTAAATTTTTTTCTATTTGTTCTTTTGAAAAAACAAAATCAGATATTTGTTTAGCACAACCTGTAAGTTCTTTTCCATTTGATACGAAACTTTTTATTATTCCAAACGCTGCATTTGCTGCGGCAAGTTCTGCTAACATTATCTTTTCCTTTTCGGCTTACAATATGCAGTTATACGTAAATTAGGTCCTTCCTGTTGTGGTATGGGTGGCTGTCTATGTAGTCTCTGTGCAAAATATAAACATCTATCTATGTCTTGAAAGGTTTGTGTTTGGTCTATTACTCTTATTCCCATCATAAACACTAACACAAACTCAATCATACAGGTGCTCCTAACACCTCATCTTCTTGTTTTTCGTGGCAGTCACAATTACAATCTTCTGTATCACAATCGTAACATTCACAAGTATCACATCTTTTTCTTTTTTCGCTCATTTGCTCTTTTTAAACTTTCTTTTGCTTTTTTAAATATACTAACAACTTCAGTCTTCTTCATTACTTTAGCTCTTTGCTCACCGACTGTAAGTATCTGTATCTTTCTCGCATATGGCTTATTAACTTTTTTAACTTTTGCAACTGTGGCTCTTGCATCTGCAGGGGTGGCGAACTTGATGCCAACTGTGTCTTTAGGATTTTCATCCGTGTATAATCGTCTGCCTGAACCTTTTGGTTTTTTACCTGTACCAACTTTAGGGTCTCTTTTTTTTCTTAACAACTTTTTTGTATCCCTTCTTTTGGTCTTTATTAATTTTACTTAAAGTCTTTGCCTGACCTGCATGAAGTTTAGATGCTTTCTTCAATCCTTTAATTACTTTTGTTAACTTTTTAGTATAGTGTGGCATTAGTTTCTATACCCTCCCCCTGCTGATTTATAGGCTTTAGCCATCATCTGTGCTTTACGTGCAGACCATTGACCCGGTGCTCCACCCTTACCACCTGCTTTTATTCTATTAAATATTCTTTTACGCAAAGCAGGTTTTGTATAATTACCTGCTTTGTTTACTGTGCTTTTGCTTTTTCTTTTTACTGGCATTTCTGTCCTCGTATAGATTATTAAATGTTGTGAAAGGGTCTAGATACGACTCGTGTGCTTCTGCTGAGTGTGTCCACTGAGAGGGTGCAAAGTCAGGAGCACCTTCGCCTGTAACCCATAATGCAGGACTTGTTGCTCTAACTCTATTGTTTGGTAATGCAACTATATTGCCTGTCCACTTCCCTGCATCTGTCAACGATAAGACGTGTGATTGTTTATGTTGTGCAGGGTCATCTGCTATTTCATGGTCAGTGTAATCTACAGTGAACATATATTTAGCAGTAAAGAACTCATTATCTATCTTACATAGCCACGGAGAAGAACTAACTCTATCCATAACTATTACACTATGATTTCTAGATTCGCAATCCCAAGGTTGACATAGATGGTCTTCCATTGGTTCTGCCCATTCGTCTACAGGTATATCTGCTACAAGTGCTTGTATTGGCATTCTCGCCCACATAGCACCACCATGCACATTGTTCTTTTCTTCACAACCTGTAAAGACTACCTGAAAACTTAATGACCTATCAGGTATGGTATTGACTGCAAAAGCTAACGCATGAAGGAACTCACCATGATATTTTTGATGATTACAGGTGAACTCTCTTCGTACCCAACATTTAAAATGGGGTACGTTACTAATGAGATATGACATTATCTACGTCTAGCAGCTCCACCACGAGCATACATTTTAGATTTTTTCATGCCCCCTTTAGCCATCATCTTTGACTTTTTCTTCATTCCACCTCTAGCCATCATTTTGGATTTCTTCATTCCTCCACGAGCCATCATTTTAGATTTCTTTTTTATAGGCATAGCTATTCCTCCCTTTTTAAATTTTGGTTCGCCCATTGCATCAATTTTTGATTGCAAATATTCGTCTTCCATTTGTTCAAATTGTTTTTGTTTTGAAAGTCGATTAAACTTTCTTTTAGCTTTTAAATCTTCAAGCTCTGTCATTTTTTTATAAAGCCTTTGATACTCTTTGTAGCTTTTAGCTTTAGGTATTTTTTTTCTTATTTCACTAAGCGTTTCTTTTTTTGGTGCTGTTGTTTTTTTCTTTACAAACTGTTTCTTTAGTTCTTCGGTTTTAATTTTTGGTCTTTTTTTATCTATCTCTCTACTTTTTTGTTTAACAGATTTTGCAGTAGTTGTTTTAGGGGTAGATAATTTTTTCCTTAATCCCTTTTTATTTACTGCTTTTTTTACTACTTTACTTAATATTTTTCCAAGTGCCATACTATTTCCCCTTTTTCTTTTTCTTCATCATGTCTAATACGACCATAACCATACCACCTTTACGATAGTCCATCTTAGACATTCTAGGTTTCTTAGCCATACCACCACCATACATATAACCCATTTTGTTACGTACTTGTGTTGGTAGTTTTCTTAAACCTGTTTGGTCAGCAGTCGGCATCTTGAGTCCACCTTCAGCCATTCTCATTCTTTTTCTTACAATTTCTTTAGCTGATTCTTTTGGTGACTTCATACCTTGTTTTAATTTAGCAGAGCGTATTAAAGCATCTTGCTCATTTTTTGTAAGCCTTTCAAACTCTGCTCCCATCTCACCATTTTTTTCTAGTTTTTGTTGTGCTATTTTATAATCATCAGGTTTTTTCTTTCTGCCTCTTAAAGATTGAGATATTTTTCTTCCTGTTGTTGCAAAGTCTGCTTCATCTTTAGCATCCATTTTATCTAGTTTTTTCTGTGCTGCATCTTTTTGTGCTTTACTAGCTTCTTTACTTCTAGTAATTTGATTAAGTTTTTCTCTATATTTTGATATACTTAATCCTGATTTACTTTGTTGCATTTTTATAAAGTTAGTAAAGCCTACAACATCATCACCAAGATTAATTTTGTTACCTTGTATAGTGACTCCTGTTCTACCTGTTACAGAAGGAGTGTCTAACTTAGTATCAAATGGTTGGTCTTTTGCTGCTTCAATATCATACTTCTTTCTAAACCTTAAATTTTTTTGAGTTTGACTTGCAGGTTTCTTTTGTGCCTCTTTATTTTTAGCTCTAACTTCTTTTGTTGTCTTTGCCTTTTTCTTTTTGATAGCATCAGCAGACTTTAAATTTTTATTAGAAATAGCTCTTGAATATGTCTTAGGGTCACGACCACCCTTTTCCATAGCCTCTTTAATTCTTTTATCTACTCTAGAGACAGTTTCTTTTTGTTTAGCTGTAAGTTTTTTCTTTACAGCTTTTACACCTTTTTTTATAAGTTTTTTTATAGGCATTTTACTTTCCCTTCTTTTTTAGTTTATTAAGATAATCTTTTAAAGACATACCTTTTAGTTCAGATTTAGTTACTGTACTATACTTCTTACCTTTATATGTAAAAAACTTTCCTGTGCCTAATCTCTTTCGAGCATCACGGAAAGCAGCACCAAATGAGGAAAACTTTTCAATAGGCTTTTTAGCCATCTTACTACCCTGAGATACTTTCATCTTAGAAACATTAGGACCTGCAGGATTTCTTGCACCGAGAGAACCTCTTTTAATAGTTCCTTTAGGAGCTTTTGGTGTTTTAGAATAATCTACGGAAGGGTTTAGTCTAGATTTAGACTTCTGCATTCTTTTGCTTTTACCTGATATAGGTAATGCAGCAAGTTTGCTTGTTGGTTTTTTCTTAGGTCGCTTTCGAGGAACACTTGCATCCCCTGCACCACCTGTCATTTTCTTAGCTTCAAACCTTTTCTTTTGTTCTTTAAGAATACGTTTTCTTTTTTCTAAATATGATTCAGCCATGTTAACATCTCCATCTTCGTCTAGCTTGTCTTAATCGGCTATTCGGGTCTTTTGCAGCTTTAGGGAATTTTTTCATCTGACCTGCACTTCTAGCACAGTAAGACTTTCGCCTGTTGGCTCTAGCTTTTGATGGTGATTTTTCTGTAACTGCTGTCTTTAGTTTACTGCCCGGGTTTTGCCTTCTATATTTAGCGACACCTTTCTTGGTCATCCCTGCACCAGTTTTAGTGGGTCGCATATCTCCACTCTTCTGAGTGAATCCTTTTAATCCTCCACGCTTAGTAGGTTTTTTTCTCTTTTCTGCCATGTTGTTTTAATCTTGCCTTTTTCAACCATACATTTATATTTTAAAGCATAAAAGTTTGGCATATATGATGGTAACTCTACAGCTATCTCATACGCTCTAGTTGTACATTCTTTCTCTGTTTTGTATGGTCCTTCTAAATCTTCTAACGTATGGCATATATTGGTAGTACCCATTAAGCATACAAGGACAAACGCTTCAAACATCGTCTAACATCCCTTCATGTCTCATTGCATTCTCTACGTGCTTCAAGGTATATCGCACACCTGTCTTCGCTTCAATAGCAGCACGTACATAAAACACAGAACTATGAGGAATATGTAAGTCTTTTAGTTTATTATCACGAATAGCAATATAAAATGCATCTAGCATATTCTCTGGTACGTATAGTTGTACTGATTTTTTAGACATTGTCAAGCACGAATTTATTTTATCTTACGGAGGATTCTATTCTTTACTACATTTAAGTGTATCATATAAGTGTTTTTTAATAATTAAGTTATTATACATTTAAGTGTTTCATTTAAGTGTAGTTATACCCCCACTTGGCACTTTTGTCAAGTGCATATTTTTTATTTCATGTACGATTATATCATACTTGTGATATTTATGCAACACTATTATACATTTAATTGTCAGTTACCCTTGTGGTTAACACTTGATTTTTCCCATCTGTGTAGATTTCCAAGCACGTATACCCCTTACCCCCGGGTGACCCATGCCTACCCCCCTGTCTGTGGGCGAGTCCGTGCCTCTGAGCGAGTGTTTGTGCCTCCGAGTGTGCATAATCCGTGTCTGTGCCTTGATTTTCTAAAGAAAATGTAGCAAATTCAATGCTTTAGCATTGTTTGGAAACTCATTTACTATCAGTTGCCATGCTTTAGCATGAAAGATTGTGGTATTTTTGCAACAAACAAGGTGTTGCAGAGGAGGAGTACAAAAAACCACTACCCCCTAGGGTAGTGTGGTCAGTCCGATTGTCGGACACTCTAGATACTTTAGTATCTAAAATAATGCTTGACAGAAAGACTAAGGTTATAATATTTTTAAAACACTTGATATTTGTGAAAGTGTTTTAAAAATATATATAACATAGGAGAAACCAACATGGCTAAATCAAAATCACTTCCAACTCAAGTAGAGCTAAAAGCTCAAGTAGCTACTTTAGTAGCTGAAGACAAAGCTATCAGCAAAGCTGAGAAGGCTAAGACTACCAAGTTAGTCTTAAACAAAGATAGTTTCTATCTTCGTCTTGCTTCAACAGTATCTAAGATACTGAAACTTGAGAATAGTAATATTCTCACAAAGGAGTTGAAGTCGAAGTACAATCTTGTAAAGATTGATAGACGAAGACTTAGCGAAGCTATGTGGCTCTTCAACAATTACGACAAAGTCGTAGCTTGGTTAAAAGCTACTAGAAAGAGATATGAGAATATCTCTAGCCTTCAGAAAGCCTTTAACAAGGCTAACAAGCCAAAGGCTTCAGATGAGACAAAGTCTCAAGATGAACCAAAGGTTCAAGAGACTGAGTCAAAGACTCAAGACAGTCCGAAGTCGGACACTACTGAGCCAAAGGCTCAAAACAAGAAGCTAACAGCTTCTGAAGTAGCACTTGAAGTGCTAGTTCAACTAGAGATGAATAACATCTCTATCAAGGATTTTGCTAGAGAGTTAAACTCTCAGTACAAGCAAAACAAAGAGTTAGACAAGGTAGCTTAATTGCTACCTTTCTTTTTAATCGGAGATTAAGTATGGCAAAGATATTTAAAATTACAAAGAGTAATTTTGCTAAAAGAATTAACCCTCATAAGAGGGTTCGTTCTAATTGGATTGGTCATGTAAATGACCAAAAGAAACTTGAGCCAATCATTTATGATTGTGGTGCTTTTGCTATCGAAAGACTTTGTGTAAAGTCTAAGATAGCTACACAACACGAAGAAAATCTAAAGATTTTGCAAGAGTTTGAAGATTTATATAATAATTAAATATCCATTTATGGGTAAAATATTTAATTATTATATATATAAATTTTAACAGTCCGATTGTCGGACACTTTTAAACGGAGTTTAATATGCAAATAATCAGAACCTCACCTTTTAGTGGTAACACTAACGTCATGGAAATTGACGTAACCCTAGAGCAATTAAGCTCTTGGCAAGTGGATGGTGTTCTTATTCAGAACGCCATGCCACACCTAACCCCTGATGAACGAGAGTTCATCAAGACAGGTATTACACCTGAAGAGTGGGATAGTGCTTTTAATTAAGCACTTCCTTAACTGTCCGATTGTCGGACACTATTAATCGGAGATTAAAATGAGAGTAGAATTAGACAAAGTCGCTATTGATAAAATAATAGCGAAGCTAGATTATTATGATATGGTAGAGTTTCTCAGAGAGAACAGTTTAAATCTGAATAAACAATGGGTTTATTCATGGATTCAAATTCTCAAAGAGAATGCTATCACAGATAGCCAATGGGCAGACGAGAACTTTTCTGTTGAAAAGTTTTTGGAAGATATAGAATTTTGGGAGACTTAAAATGGCTATTCACTTCGTGAATTTTAGGGATAATGATGAATACTTATCAGCTATCAAAGTATTTGATAAGCCTGATTTTATTCACTTTGTCCATGACAAAAGAATGTATCAAGAGATTGATACAGAAAATGATATAGTAGTATTTAGCAAGTATGCTAAATTAGAACCTAACCCTATCTACTCTTATGATGATAGTAGATACCTTTAATCGGAGATTAAAATGGAATTTAAAGATAGAGGAAGTTTTGGAGAACAACCAATAGAAACACAACTAGACCTTTTAGGTCATGGGTTATCCCATACCGAAGGTCAAATACTTTCTATTAACAATTTAATTAAGGAATTAAATTCACAAAAAGAATCTCTTGAAAAAGAGAAAAATACAATTTTAACACACATGGAAAGGTTAGACAATGAGCAAAAAGATTGATGGAATATTATTATTCCTTTTAGGAATACCTGTGTTTTTAATGGCATGGGTTACACTTGGCGAAGCTGATGGGTATTACATGAGCGAAGCTATCAATACCCCTTATCCTATAGGGATAACTTTCGTAGTTCTTGTTGGAGCTATGGGGTTGACTTTGTCAATGGCAGGGTTATTAATCATCTTCAAATGGAGAAACATATAATTATTTATATATGAATATATATGAATATATAAATAATATATAACAGTCCGATATCGGACACTTTTAACGGAGTTAATTATGTCATATAAAACATTTACAGTTGGCAGTAATGCCAAGACTATCAAAGGTGATGGCGATACCTATGAAACTGCTATCACTTATATGAAACCATATAAGACTGAAGTAAATGGCAAAGTACACAACCTATGTGCTTTAGCTGATAAAGCTAAATGCCATGTTGGTTGCTTGTATTCAGCAGGTCGAGGGCAAATGAACTCTGTTCAACAATCACGTAGCAATAAAACAGAATGGTTTATTGTTGATAGAATAGGTTACATTGATGCCTTGATAAATGACTTAACAAAGTTTAGTCAAAAGTGTGAACGTAAAGGCATTAAACCTTGTGTAAGGTTGAATGGTACTAGTGATATTCAATGGGAAAAAATGGGTATCATGGAGCAGTTTCCAAACATACAATTTTATGATTACACTAAAATTGTCAAACGTGCTTATGCTAAGTTACCTAGTAACTATCACTTGACATTGTCATACAGCGAAGCTGATGCAGATTATGCAGAGAGTGTATACAAGGCTACACGTGAGACAAAAACAAACATGGCAGTTGTGTTTAGAAGTAAACACAGTATACCTAAAACCTTTAGAGGTTTACAGGTCGTAGATGGAGACAAAGATGATTTACGATTCCTTGACCCCAAAGGGGTTGTGGTGGCTTTGTATGCCAAAGGCAAGGCAACCAAAGATGACACAGGTTTTGTGATTGACGTTGCTTAACATTAACAGTCCGATTGTCGGACACTTTAATAGGAGATTAATATGTATAACATATTTGAAATAACATTTTACAAATGTGATGAAGACGGAGAACCTATCACAGATAGCAAAGGTAATATAAAACTTTACAACCCAAAGGGTAGGTGGAAA